TACCAAAGGTAAAGCCTCTTCAGTGAGAATTGGCATTGGAATACCTTTCACTCCTTTCATTTTGAAAGGACTTTCTGCTTTTTAATTAGCAACTCTTTATTCCCAAACATCACCTATAAAAAACTTATGGGGTCGGAACCTAGAATATTCCATCACATCAGTTTGTTAGGATTTTTAATCCAAAAGAAAATGTCATCGCGAAGTCAGTTTATACCTGACTTGACGATACCTGTAGAAAGACAGGAACTATTGTTACATTCTCAAACTGGTGATGGATATCATATAGCTGAATTAGGTGATTATGAAGAGTTGTTAGATCGTTTGGCTAAGTATGATCATGAAAGTGTTCCTATTGATAGAGATATTGCAAAATTTTGCATTAATTACTTTCTTGATCGTATTTCAAGCTGTTCCCTTGTTTCTAAAGAAGAAGCATTTCAAAATTTGAATAAAAATGCCTCATTAGGTTTTGCTGCTAAGAAAATAGGTTTAAGTTCTAGAAAAGACTTAGACTTAGCAACATACTTAAATTCATATCTTGAAATGTCCACTCATAGTGTTCCGCGTTGTATAGTCAATGCGGCCCAAAAGGATGAACTTCGAGTTGATGGTAAAACACCTCGATTATTTACATCTTTTCCTGTTGAACACACTTACTTAAGTGCTATTGTTTTTGGTGACTTTTTGCGCCAATTTTATGAAAATAGATTTTGTATCAACAAGACTGTATCAGCAGTAGGTGATGCCATGCAAAATGGTGCACTTGCAACATATAAATATGAATTATCCAAAAGGAAATATTTATATTGTTCTGATACAAGTGGGCAGGACTCATCTGTTAGTCCTGAATTTATGCATTTAGTGTTCGGCCAATTACGTGAATTATATGACTTTGATGAAGAATCTTCTAATATGTTTGAAACTATTAGGACTAACTCAATTGAGAAAGTTATATCAGTAAATGGTTTATTATATTTAGTTCCAGTTGGACTCGGTAGTGGTGATTACCTAACCGTTGTAATAAATATAATGTGGAGATTATATATGGCTGTTAAAAGCTATTCCATTAATCACGATTATAAAACTTATTTTGAACATAACACCACCATCATTAATGGTGATGATTATATTAGTTCAAGTGATTATGGTGATTTAAATTTATCTTCAGAACATGCTACTATAGAGTGGAGTGGCAGGCCATCAAAGTGGTCTGAAATGGATTTTTGCTCCTGTAAGTTTTACCCTTATGTGCATCACGATGAAAAGAAAGTTTTGTCTGTGTTGGCACAAAGGAAGAAAAGGTCACAGAGTTTTTCCCCAGTTGCGGAAATGCAAAGATTAGGTGGCCTCTTACATACTTTAAGCACTCATTATGTTTATAGTAAAATCCTTTATAAGATGATGGAACTCATGTATAAATATGATTTAGAAGACGAATTTCGTCATCAATTTATATCTTTTAAACAGTTGTTTGTTAATTACAACTGTGATTATGAATTTCATTAACTTATCCATCTTGACCAGTTCAAGTCGTTAAACTGAACTCCCTACTATTGGTTGATGTCTTAGTCTGGGGGAAGAGTAAGTAAGACATACTTGATTGTATGATCTGAAAATTCTGTTTCTTTTGTTTGGGTGATGGCTTAAATGATTTACCTGTGCCTTACTTTGGGTGCAGGCTTAATAAATCAGCCCACTTTAAAATACTATTGTATTTTAAACTCTCTCTTGTAGGTTAACAAAGAATATTATTATGTTTAAAGGTCAAAAGAAACAAAATCAAAAACAGATGAACAAGAATGTTCAAAAGAAACCACGTCAACGTGGTTAGAAACGTAAGCAACAAAAACAAGGACAGAATCCAAGGCCTCAAAAGAGGCAAAAAAACTCGTAGAAATATGAATCATGTCGGTTTTATGACTGATGGAACTAACTATTCACAAAGAGCTGTTCGTGATTCAGTTTTAATTTCTAAAAGTGAGCCAATTGGTATCATTGCATCTAATGATAGTGCTAATTTTGGTGTCCTTGCTACTTACGCTATTAATCCAGGTAATGCAGTTACATTTCCCATTCTTTCACAAGAAGCTGCTGTTTATGAGACTTATTTATTTGAGTCCCTGGAATTTTACACAGTGCCTTTGGTTAGTGAATATGCTGCTGGTGGTCAAACTGGTGAGGTTGCAATTGCAGTTAATTTTAACGCATCATTACCACCACCTGCCACGCAAACTGCTCAGTTGACTCTTGAACCAGTTGCTGCTAATTTACCATGTTTACCTCTTCGTATTAATTGTCCTAAAACAATTATGCATAAGCAATCTAATGCAAAATATGTACGTACAGGAGGTCTACCTGGACAATCTGACATTAAGGAGTATGATGTTGGAAATCTCTTTCTTACTGGTGAGGGTCTTTCTGCTACCCAATTCAATGTTTGCAGGTTATTTGTACGCTACAATTGTAGATTATTTACAAGAGTTAATCTTGTAAATCAAGGTCCACCTGCAAACAATTCTGTAACATATTTGACCGATACTACTTCTGGTACCATTGTTAGTCAAGTTGATTACACATGCACATTTGCTCAAGCTGCAACAGCCAATTTTGGTTCCGTTAATGGATTAAATGTTGTTAATACTAATGGTGTAATAGTTCCTCCAGCTGGTAATTATTTGCTTGATATTAATCTTACAGCAAATGATGCTACTACTGCTGACATTGATAATTATAGTGTCAAAGTTAAAAAGAATAATAATGTTTTAAACTTATTAAATACTTTTACTGCAGCGAATATTCAAAGTACTTCACAAATGATTAACTGTGCTATACCATTCTTTGTTACAATGAATGGAACTGATAGTCTTTCAGTTATCATTGACTTTGATTATTCTGGTGGAACCCTTAGCACTGTGACAACGTTACGTCTTGTTGCAATTTAAATTTTAGTATTTTGTGCCCCATTAATACATAAAGTGGGATAATCACTAATGATAACATGTTAAATACATAATACATGATTTTTATCATTAATATTAAAATTTTTAAATAAACATATTTTGTTTATTCCTTATTTTAGGTCTTTATTTTTTAAATCATCGTTTAGGTGAACTGAATTTTTTTGTAAATTTACAAACTCAATTGGTTCATCTAGCGAATGTCTTTAAAGAATTCGTGAACTAGTTGAGTTTGGAAATTTATTTCCTTTGCTTCAACACCTG